TCTAGTATATTTTTGTCTTGAGCTCTTGTCTTGAATATATTAAACATAATATCAACATTGAATGGTTCTAATTGAGGCCCATACGATCCATCTATAAAGCATCCAAAGTCTAGGCTAGCAAGGTATTTTTGTGCATCATATGAGTTAACTCTTTCTGGGCTTCTTATTAGCTCTGCAAAGCACCATTTTACAAAGTGTTCGTAAGACATTCCTTGAGGAACTTCATCAGGAATATCTGACTGCTCTATAGGCAGATCCCACTTTCCTTGCTCTGCTATAGGCTTATAAGAGTCTATATAATTTTCCCATACTTTAGCTGTTGCATCCCAGTCATATCTTCTCATTGCTCCTTCCCTAGCCTGAGAAGACCTCTCTTTTCTATAGTTGTCATCATGAGAAAAATGATGTTGTAGTATCTCTGCCAAGTGCTCGTTGTCTGGATAAGCTCTCTCTGCGTTAGTATTGAGCTCCCTAAACATCTTTTTAATTCTTATAGGATATCCATTAGTATGTCTCACAACGTCTTCCATAGCGCTGTAGTCAACAGCTGCTACAGGGACTCCGCAGCAAGCTGCCTCCACTTGTGGCATACCAAACCCTTCACAGATAGCATACTGTACATATAGGTCAAATAAATTGTATACATTTATGAGCTCCTCTATGCTTATCCCGTGACCAACATTGGGCATGAATGCATTTCTTTGTCCGCATTTGCTACATTTTTTCACTGGACCTTTATATCTAGACGGCTCCCAGTGAGAACATCCCCTGCAAACATACGTGCAAAGGACATTATTAGAAAGTCCATTGCTCATTATTCCATCTTCTATGTCCCAGCCGCCCTTTTCTGGATAGCTTGTGTGCAGATATAAAAATGATTTCTCTGCTATCTCTTTCGGAGCATTGTCTAGAAACATTCTAAAAGATTTCATAAGCTCTATGAAGAGTTTCCGCGTCTGATTTCTCATAACTGTGCCAGTTATAAAGCAATCTTCAGGAAGTCCATACGACGACTTATGCTTCTTCTTGTCTTGTACGGGCTTGTAGACTTTTGGATCTATCGCTGGAGAGGCACAACCTATTGTATTAATCGTTCCTCCAGATTGCCTGTCTAGCACTTTTTCCCCAAACTCCGAGTATGCTAGTACAGCATCGCACGACTTGAATGTCTCTAGCCATTTTCTCTTCTGGGGGTAAGAGTCAACAGTAGGCATCCATAGCCAATGGAAGTACTTTCTTAGAGGAGACTCTTTTATCCACTCGTCCATCCAAGGATCTCTATAGGTTAGAACGATGTCAGGCTTAAAGTCCAACACTACTCTATTGAATCTCCATATGCCAAACGCATTTGCTTGCTGGCTATTATATAGATTCTTTTCTTCTTCTGTGATTGGGGTGTTGCTATAGTAGTCCCAAGGAACGTCCCCTATTCTATTAACATCTCCGTAGGACGCGAATTCAGCAAGATGATATTTATTGGTCGCTGCTAGTCTAGGTAGAACCTGCTTAGCATATGTTCCAAACCCAGATGCCAAGTGATGAGACTCACTAACAAATAATACTCTTTTCTTATTCATTACACTCTCTTATCTTTTGTATAGCACGATATACGACTCTTTTAACATAGGATCTTCCTCTACCCAATATGTCAGCTATTTCTTGTAGAGTATATCCCATTTTCCTAAGATCTATTAGCTCAGATTCCTCTACAGAAAGGCTGTCAGGGCAATGTTCCCAAAGCGTATCCTTAGTAATATAGTAAGGAGTTTTTTCATCTGAGATAGAAAAATATCTATTAGATTTAATCGCTTTTATTTCCTTGATTATTTCCCATCGTATCGGATTCCAAGCAAAGGTAGACAGAGCTGATTTCTCTGGATCATGCTTTTCTAGAGCTTTCCAGAGTCCTATCCTGCCAGCTTGTATATAATCTTCCTTCTCTGTGTTACTCTTAGGATTGAAAGAGTTCACAACAGAGACAACAAGTCCCATGTTCTTTTCTATTAAATCATCCATATAATATATTATATCGTCCTTTTCAAACTAACTTGTTAGCTGTTCAACTCTTTTTACCAAAAAACTTCCTCTATTTTTGTCTCTGCTTCCCCTTAGAAGAACAGTGTTGCCTTCGTAGAGCAAGTTCTTATACTTTTCCCATTCATCAGAGAAGGCAGTAATGTTGTCTAGTATGCAGCTAGTATCACCAGCTGTTATAAACCCCATGCTCTTACCTTTGGCCTTCCCTTTCTTGATCTTCCATTCTCTTACAGATTCTATCTGGACTGCTATCACAGCGCCATACTGACTTTCGAATCCGTCAATAAATTCCTTACAAGTGCAGTTCGCTCTATCTGTATTGTACTCATCTACTTTGTTGCATGTCAAAGCAATACCAAGCAGTTCTTGTTCTTGCTTGGCAAGCCAAGACGCAGAATCAAATAGTTCGTATCCGGGATCATTATATGATCGAAGTAAGTCTTCAACGATAGGACATCTGTCTCTTCTAAAGATTGGCCTATTCTTATCTTTGCCTTGAGATGCATCTATCATAGCCTGTATGCATTGCTCTGTACTCAGCTCGTAGTTCTGTTTTTTGTAATCAATTAACCAAGAGATCTCCCTCTTGCTGAACTCTTTAATTACATTAAAATTATGCTGCATCTTAGATCTAGGAATTTTAAAACAATCGAAGGCTCCGGCTAGTATGAGGCTCTCAAAGGCCTTCTTATTAACCTTGGGGGATACTAAGATCAAAAAGCAAGACCAGTCGCAGGCTTTAGGATCTATTCCCTCAGTCTCCATGTAATTCACCATCTTTTTAAATACAGATGAACCCACTCCTTTTACGTTTGTAAGGCCATATCTTGGATGTTGTTCAATAAGCTCGAACTCTTCATTCATGTGAATAATGCTAGGAGGCATTGTGTTGATACCCATTATCTTTGCGTTGTTAACAAGTTCTTGAACTTCAATAAATGTGTCTGGCTTTCCAACTGCATGCTTTAGATAAGAAGTAAAGAATTCATGCGGGAAGTGAGCTTTAGCATATGCTGTGAGATATGCGTTATAGGCATAGCTGACAGAATGAGATTTATTAAAAGAATATCTTTGAGACTTTTCAATCCAAGAGAATATCTCCTCAGCTTCCTCTCTAGTGACAATACCTTTGGCCTCAGACTTTTCTATGAAAGACTTCTTGACTTCTGCCATAACACTAGCCTTCTTCTTACCGATTGCTTTACGAAGGATATCAGCTTCCTGCAAGTCAAAGCCAGCGATTTGCTGCGCAATAAGAATAGCTTGTTCTTGGAAGACAAGAATGCCGTAAGTGCTCTTAAGAATCGGCTCTAAAGCTTCATGGAAGTACTCAACAGCGTCCACTTTGTGCTTCCTGTCGATATAGTGCATCGTAAGAGTCTTTCCTTTGACTACAGCCTCAAGACATCCCGGACGCATAATAGCGATTAGGTCTGACAGCTCTTCGATGTTTCTTGGTTTAGCTTGCTTTGCTAGAGATCTTCCAAGCTGAGACTCAAGCTGAAACACACCTTTCGTGTTTCCTTCGCATATTAAGTCCCAAGTTTTAGGGCAATCCATATTCATTTTTGTTATGTCAGTGCCGAAGATAATCCTACCTTCATCGTCTTGTTCAAACTGACATCCGCAATCTAGATTTATCATTTGCTAAACGCACCTTTAAATTTACTTACACTTGCTTGTTTTCTATGAAACTTTAAAAACTTAACCATCAGTTTAGCTTCGTCAATTGTATCTGATAGAGCTTCGTGTGCTTGAGCACTTGCCTTTAATCCAAAGAAGTCCCTAAAAGTATCAAGCTTCATACTGTTGGGCTCATCTAGATTTTCAAACCAAGTAAAAAGAATATCCATCATATCAATTTTTGTGACTGTGGACAGAGGCATCTTAGTCTTGTATTTTTCTGACAACCTTTTCAGAATAGGCATGTCAAAGCCAATGATATTGTATCCAGCAGGGATAGGTTCAGTATACCATTGTCCCGGCCTCTTATCTACCTCATACTTAGAACAATAAGACATAAAGTTCTTCCAAGCAACTTTCTCAGTCTGCCCATTCTTCCAATCCTCTATGATGTCTTCCGATTCAACACCTCTTGTTTTAGCATGCCAAGCGATTGTGTCTTGACGAGCCTTTGTAAAGTACTCCTCATCATCAATACCGTCTGGCTTGATTGTGACCCTAAAAGCCTGCGCCTCTTTGATCTCTAATGTTCTGGGATCAACAGGGACAGCCGCAAGCTCAACAGGATTACAACTATGCGGATCAGTCCCATCGGTTTCTAGGTCAAAAACTATAATCCATCTATTGTTTATCATCTTCTTTTTCTTCCCAATCTATTTCAGCGCCACATTGAGAGCATCGTTTCTGATACTCATCTACAACTTTACCACAAACTTCACAGTATTTCCATACTACCATATTATACTTGTACCTTATAAGTATTCTTTATAATTTCTGGCATTTCCATAATCTTATCTAGCATTTTAATTCCCAAAACGTCTAGCTTAAGAAGTCCGGCATCTTCGCATGATGGTCCTTCAAAGCCTGCTAGCTGCCCTTTTCCCTCTTTGTCTATGACCATTGGGCAGACATCATATATTGGCTGAGGAGACACTACAACGCCAGCTGCATGCTTAGATTGAATAATCTTCGTGTCTTCCAACCTAATCGCTTGCTCAAAGATCTTAGCAAACTTGCCTTGCAAATTGCCATTATCATCTACATAACACCACTCTTTGAGTTTGTCCTTCTTGTTCTCAAGAGCCCAAGTTATCACAGATGCAGTTCCTAGCTCATCCTTCATGTCCTGTAACTCATCCGAAATCTTTGCTTCATCTAGAATATGAGACGTTATAGCATTCTGCTCACTAAAACCAATGTTTCCTCTAGCTGCCATAACTCTTTTTAGCGCAGCACGACCCTTGAGCGTTTGGAATGTAACAATCTGAGCTACATTGTCTTCGCCATACTTTTGCTTGATGTAGTCTATAATATCATTTCTTGATTGTTTAGGTACGTCAATATCAATATCAGGCATTGATACTCTTCCGCCAGCATTACGTCCAGCATTATAGAATCTTTCAAAGATTAAGTCATGCGGCATTGGATCAATCTTCGTAATGTCCATAAGGTAAGAAACCATACATCCAGCAGCACTACCTCTTCCCGGCCCTGTGAGATATCCTCTTGACTCAGCATACTTTAAGATATCTCTAACAATTAAGAAGTAACTTGACAGGTTAGTTTCAGTAAAAATTTTAATTTCTTTATTGACTCTATCTCCATACTCACTAAATAGAGAGCCCTTTTCGACATGGCTCATCTTCCTAGACCATCCTTCTCTACACAGCTCCCTTAGATAATCATTCGGAGACATACCATTCGGACAATCAAATACCGGCGGATTTGGAGGTCCTAGAATGTCGTACTGTGTACACATGTTAGCTATGTCGATTGTGTGCTGTAGCTCCTCCTCAGTGTGGAACTCTCTCATGTCTTCATAGCTAGGAATGTGATAGTTGTTTGAATTAAAGAATGTTCCTAGAGAACGAGACTTGCCCTGCTTAAGCTCAGATTGAACTTGTCCGATGCTCTTTCTCATAGATGTACATAGTAATACTCTCTGGTCATGGGCATCTTCACGCCTACAGTAGTGCGCATCTGGCGTTGCTACACAAGGAATTTTAGTAAGATTAGAAATTTCCCTTAGCTTTTGGGCAACTTCTTTTGCTTTTTCATTTATAAGAGAGTCTATCAACTGGATTTCTATATAGAAATTGCCCTTGCCAAATGCGTCTTGCAGCCTTTCTGCTTCTCTGATTCCATCACTTTGCCAGTTTGGGTTATCTACCACAGCGTTTGCGAGACGAGACCCTAGATGACCACTGAATGAGACGAGAGAGCCCTCTGCTTTTGATGCAAGCTCCATGAAGTAATCGACACCAACTCTAGGCTTATGATAAAAGTGGTCTACCTTGTTGGATATTGATACCATCGAAAGTAGGTTCTTCCATCCCTTCAAATCTTTGGCGATAACAACTTGATGTGCAAGTTTCGAGTTATCTGGCTCTTTGATCGTTGCATCTCTATTGCTGACATAGAACTCACATCCAAGGATTGGTTTGAAGCCGTTGGATATGGTCTTGTGGAAGTCAATCGCTCCGCTTACCGTACCGTGATCTGTCAATGCACAAGCATCAACTTCTATCTCTTCTAGTCTCTTTGCAATATGCTTTGTTTGTGACAGTCCATCTAAAAGTGAATATTCGCTATGGACATGTAGCGGCACGTATTTCATCTTGTCAATTCCCAAATGGTATCGTATAGTTCTCTTATAGGTAAATTATACATGTTAACATGAGTCTTAAAGCTATTTGTTTTATCTATTCTCCCACTTTCCCAGAGAGAAGCTCTTTCCCAGTACTCAAAAGATCCCATAAAGCCGCACAGCCATATGTTTTTTAGGCCATAGTATTTTTTAGGATGACTTTTGGTGCATCTGTCAAACTCTAAGCTTATAAAGCCATATAGGTCTGGTTTCTGATGCTTGCTTGTTTCGGCTATTGATACATCATAATGTGGTCTCGGAGAGACTGTTCTTCTCTTTGTCTTTACCTCAAGTCTATGTCCACATTCTAGAAGAAGGTCATGATTGTATTTATCCAAGCCCCTATTGTTACTAACGATGTCTGCGTTAACATAAGGAGCTAAAGCCTCTTCTCCTAAGTAGCCGGCTATATTTCCACCGCCTCTAAGTATAGAGTTATTAATAGAGCCTAGAGACATTGCCTTCTCTCTAGCTCTCTCTATCATAGCGTCATCAAAAGGTAGTTTTATCATACTTCGCCGGGAGCCTTATACTTACCTATCGTGTGATCTGGAGCCATACAGTTCCCTGTTACCCACTCAATACCGTTTTCCTTTATCATTGTTTTTGTTTGTTCGCACTTTGTAAGAGCTGCACCGAACATATTATACATCGGATCTACATGCGTGCCTTCATAGGTGGTCTTGCCAGCAGAACACAGCTTTGAGCATTTCCAAGACTTCCTAAGTTCGGGCATGTTAGTATCTTTTATTTTTTCAAACTTAGCCCTTATCATTTCCAAAGTCTCAGGTATATCGCTATCCTGAAAGTGTAGAGTAAAAGGACCGCCATCATTCATAAAATGAATAGTCACTAAGAAGGTTTCTACATGAGGATATAGCTTCTTACAAGCTAGATGATACATTCTAAGCTGAGGGTCTTTTTCTAGCTTAGCATGAGTCTTCTCTTTTCCTGTAGCCCAGTCAAGCCTTCTCCCAGTCTTCCAGTCAATTATCTCATAGACTCCATCGCCAACGTCTGTGATTAAGTCAATCGTACCCTTTAGTGCTAGATGGCCTTTCAATATACTTCCATCAGAAAGCTCATACTCGTACTTGGCCCAGTCTTCTTCTATTTCAAAATCAAAGTGCGGCTCAGCTTCCACAACATTTCTATTCTTAGGATCAAAAAAGCCATCGTCATCATCAAATATTTTCCAGACCCATTTCCGGCAATGCTTCAAGTCTAGAGGTTTCCAATCATGGTGCGTAGTTCTAGAAGTGTAATACTCATATACTCTATCAATAATTTGATCTAGATATTCTGGGTCGTAGTTAGAAGTCTCTATCTCTCCAATTTCATGATCTTCAAAAGTTGCATGACCATCCTGTAGCGCTTTCTTTGCAAGGGCGCACAGCTCAAGAACCTTATGAACAATAGTTCCTTTATCCGCTTTCTTTCCAGAAGCGCCCCTCCATCCTAAGTTGTACTCCATGTAATATTGCATGGGACACATTCTGTGAGAGTTGAAAGAACTGCTTCTAAAGTATACGATAGGTATGCTCATTATTGCTCCATTATAGGTACTACATTGGGTAAGTGACTGATAGCATCACCAATCATTTTTATTTGCTTTGCTACAGTAATATCCTTGTTGTCAACAACAGCATCACAAAGGTTAAGACAACCTTCTATCTCTTTCTCACTAGAGTGAGTGTCAGATTTTTCATATGGATCTCTAGTCAGTCCTACTATGAATCCACCTGCTTCTTGAAGTTTGACAATCTCATTCTCAAACCTCACGTCGCAGACTAGTGCTACTTCAGGATTATCTTTCTTGATTTTTCTTAGTAAGCTTTTTATCCAGATGTCTGGATCAAGTCTCCTAAATATGTCTGTTCCGACATACTGTAAGACCTCTCTAGCTGTCATTTTCTTACCTTTAATATTATTTTTTGCATCTCTATAAGGTATATCTCCCCAACATAGCTCTGTAGGAGAGTTTTTTTGCTCATCTGTTCCGTATGCTTGACCGTACTCTAAGCCAAGTATGTCTATGCAGAGATCTTTTAGTGTGTCAGCAAGGCCATATATTTTAATGAACGATCCCAGACTATCATCGAAAAGCTTTTTTACATTCAGATTCTTTTCACTGAATTCAAACCATTCTTTTCCATCCTTCTTTTCTCCAAAAATATCTGTTACCTCTATCTCTCCTCTTTCAGATAGTCTAGTAGACTTGCTAATCCCAAGTTCAGCTATCTTCAGGGCGACTATGTAGTTGCAAGCAGTGTTTTTGCCACTTTGCTTCTTGCCGGCAAATCCTAATATTTGAGTCATACTAATCCCTACTATAATATTGTTCCAAAACTTCTAGTCTATCTTCCGCGTCAGCCAGCGCGCTAAGAGCCTCATCGAGGTTTTCATAAAGATCACCTGTAGAGTGATCTCCGATTCCAGCTGGGTGATCTAGTAAAATCGAAAGCGATGCCAATGCCTTGTCTCTATCAGAGAAAGCCTTATTGTAAAGGTAGTCTATCGCATTTTCTTTATAAGAGCTCATTCAAATTTCCTTATATACATTCATAGCGTTTTCAATAAAGGGTTTAATGTCGGATGTGACCGTATCAACATTTAGTTCTGCAATGTCTGCTGCATCAAAACTTGGGAAGTAAAGCCTATACAATCTTCCACATTGTTCTTCTATCTTCTTAGCTGCTTTTTGCCCAGCATCATCATTATCCATTAAGCAGACTAATGATAAAGCGCCAGACTCATCCAGCAAGTTTTTCTGATCGTTGTTGAACGCTGTTCCAAATATAGCAACGACGTTATGTATTCCTGCCTCTGCTAGTCTCCATACATTTCCGGGAGACTCGACAAGGATAGCAACTCCTGTCTTAGCAATCTCATCTTTGGCTACCCAATAATTATACAACCATTTCTCTTTTTGAAAGCCCTTGCTGTGCATCCATTTTGGAAAATGTCTACATTTTTCTTTAGGGTCATGATAGTTATTGCATTTAGGACATTTGTCAAATATGCTTCTGCCTGTGCAGCCAACAATAAATTCATGATTATTATCATAAATAGGAACTACTGCTCTTTGATACATAGGCTTTCTTGGATTAGTACAATAGCCAACGTCGTAGTCCTCTAAAACCTTAGCAGAAAACCCCCTGTCTAGATAGTACTTGCATGGAACTTCCACTCGGTCTCGATACATTTGCTGAGTTATGCCGCTTTTCTTAGCAGCTTCAGAGCTAAGCGTATTCACTAAGTTGTTGAAGTGGAGTTTCTCTACATTATGATTATCAGCTTCGAGTGAGTCAAAGTCCTTTTTAAGAAACTTGAGTAAGAAATCAACAGACTCTTTAAAAGTAGCCTCCTTATCTCCTTCCTTTTCCCATCCATAATTAACTCTAGATAGAATCCCTCTCACTAGATCTATCATCCCATTGCCAAACACTTCTTCGCATTGATGAGTTCTGCATTTATAATGTACCTTGAACTCTCCGTTCGGATAAAAGTTCAAAGCGGTTGGATTGTCTCCTCCATGTATAGGACATACAGACTTCATAAGAATATCATTCCTATAAGAGATACTAAGTCCAAAGTATTGATATATTTGGTCTATGTATTGTCCTGCAATTTTTGCTAGAGTTCTAACTTTAGCATAATCATATTTTTTAGAATGCGACATCTTCTGAGTCATCAAAAAGTTCTCCATCTTCTGTAGCACTTACGCCACTATCAAGTTCAAAGGCAGTCTTTCCTTCAGTAACCTTACCGATTTTGCCAGTGAGTTCTACGTTAATATAGTCTCCATAGTCAAGCCCTTCTCCATGTCTTGCAATCAGAGGCACTAGCTTTCTGTTTCCATTCTCAGGGCCATCTTTGGCTATCTCTTCATCAGACTTATGCTTATATATACTGAAGTTAGAGCAAAGCCATATGATTCTATCAGAGCCTGAAGCTGTGTCAGTGCTCTCTTTTGTTATACCATCTCTATTCAATTGGATGAAAGTAAGTATAGGCACTTCGTATTTAAGAGACAGATTATGTAGGGCTGTTATCATGAAGCCAAGGATTTGAAATTCTTTCATATCTCCTTTGATTTCACTTGAGTCCATAAGTTTAAGGTAATCGTATATAATAACACAATCGTTTGCCTTACCCTTATCATTTAATCCTACAACCCTACTAATCCATCTTCTCATTATTGCAACTTGCTCTTCAAATGAAGCGCCGCCAATAGTCTTAAAGTAATACGGAATATCCTTTATTTCTCTTGCTGCTTCCATGACCTTCTTTTTCTTAGCTGGGTCATCAGCAAACTTTCCAGTTTCAATATCATTAATTGGAACACCAGACAACATAGCCATCATCCTGTGTTGATGGTCTTCCTTTCTCATCTCGGTGTCTAGATTCAATACTGGAGTTCCTTCTTTTGCAATATGTATGCCCATATTGTCGGCAAGCAAAGTTTTCCCAGTCTTAGGCCTAGCACCAATAACATTGACTGTACCTTTTCTCAATCCTCCTCCGATTGAAAAATCGTATCTAGGGAATCCTGTAGATATGCCTATCTGATCGACCGACTCCTCTGCTAACTCCTCTAGGTGTGCCTCAACATCATCGAACATCTGCGTTGGAGACTCATCTTCTCCTGCAATAACAGAGGTCACATCCATGACGGCATCTTCAGCGATGCCAAGTATTTTTGCTATGGGTTCATCACCCTTAATGTCTAAGTACTTTTGTTTGGTTATGTCAAGCTGGTCGTACATCATTCGTGCTATTTCAAGCTTGCGAACCTTAGCAGCAAACTTTCTCAAGTTTTCCAATAGCACTGGAAACTTAATGACAGAAGACATATGTTGGACTTCTTGCGTATTGAAGAAGTCTGAAAATCCCAGCTCTTTAGCCGCTGACATCATTGTTGGTGCGTCTAATGATCGAGAATCGTCTGTCTCAAGCACATGCTTCATACATGAGTACAGCACTACGTTAGACTCGTCCGTAAAAGACGATTCGCTAATAATATCTGACACATCATAATAAGCTTCAGCACCATATCTAAATATGCCTGCTAGTATAGCTCTTTCTGCTGGTAAGTCGTTTAACATACTATCTGCCACCTGTTACGCAACGGTTACACTTCCATCTTTCTCTATTGTATACTTGCGAGGGAAACATTTCAAAGTCTTTCCCACATGAGGCACATCTAAATGTCTGTTTCTTTACAGCGTTTCTTTTGCCTCTATTTGGATTTGGCTTTGCCATTTTGTCAGACGCTTCTGCATCAGCTAGCTCTTTTC